TCGCAGGGCGCCGAGATCGACTATCGGGACATCCTCGAGGAGTGCAAAGAGGCCAACAAGCTGGCGCCAGTACGCGAAAGCCCGATTGACCCGCACGGCGCTACCAACCTAAGTCACCAGTTGGATGACGAGGGGCTTTCGCCGATCACGATTACCCAGAACTACACCAACATGTCCGACGCCATGAAAGAGCTGGAGGCGGCGATTGAGTCCGGCCGGTTCCACCACGACGGCAACCCGATCATGACCTGGTGTATAGGCAACGTGATCGGCAAGTTCCTGCCGGGCAACGACGACGTCGTGCGCGCGATCAAGCAGGGCAATGACAACAAAATCGACGGCGCCGTGGCGCTGATCATGGCGATAGGTCGAGTGCTCGCGAATAGCGAGACACAGGGATCCGTCGATGACTTCCTTTCTCGACCAATGAGCATGTAATGGCAGACACCGACTACAGCATTGACCTGCGCACCCGCAGCCCTTTCTGGGCGCGCATGGCCAGCTTCTTTGTTGGCGGCCGCCTGGTCACCCCGGAAAAGGGGTCTCAAACCGGCCCAGTATCGGCAACGGGCACGGTGGGTGATTCCACAGTCAACGATGAGCGCTCGCTGCAAATCTCTACGGTATTCGCGTGTGTCCGGCTTATCAGCAGCGTGACCGCCTGCATGCCTTTGGATGTGTTTGAGACGAAGGGTGATGACCGTCAGAAAGTCGGTTTGCAGAACCCTTTGGCGCGCTTGCTCCGATACAGCCCGAATCAGTTCATGACGGCTTTTGACTTCCGCGTTTCGATGACCATGCAGCTCTGCTACTACGGCAACGCTTACGCGCTGATTGAGCGCAACTCTGTTGGCGATGTAATCAGTCTTGTACCGCTCATGTCGGTGAACATGGACGTGCGGCTGGAAGGAAAACGGATCGTCTACCGCTATCGCCGAGATAGTGAGTATGCCGACTTCAAGCAAAGCGAGATTTTCCATCTCAAGGGCTTTGGCTTTAACGGGCTTGTCGGACTGTCGCCGATCGCGTTTGCTGCGAAAACTGTTGGCGTGGCGGTGGCCATGGAGGATCAGCAGCGCGACTTCTACGCCAACGGCGCCAAATCGCCGCAGTTGCTGATGACGGGCGAGGGCAAGCTGCTGAACAAAGATCAGCGCGCCCAGGTCGAGGAGAACTTCAAAGAAATCTCTGGCGGTCCGGTCAAGAAGCGGCTTTGGGTTCTTGAGGGCGGATTCACCACCCAGGCTATCGGCGTCAGCCCCCAGGACGCTGAGACGATGGCGGCAAGGAAGTTTCAGGTCAGTGAAGTGGCCAGGTTTTTCGGCGTTCCGCCGCATCTGGTGGGCGATGTAGAAAAATCCACCAGTTGGGGATCGGGAATTGAGCAGCAAAACCTTGGATTCCTTCAGTACAGCCTGGACGCATATCTGGAGATATGGGAAGTCGGCATTTTGCGCTGGCTGGTGAAGCCCTCCGACCTCGGTCGCATACATGCCGAACACAACCGTGATGGCCTCCTGAGTGGCGACTCAACGGCCCGGGCAAACTACATGAAAACCTTGGTTGATACGGGACTGCTCACGATCAATGAAGGGCGCCGGGTCAACAATCGCCCGCCGCTGCCTGGCGGGGATGTGGCCACCAGGCAATCGCAAAACGTGCCGCTTGATCAACTTGGCAAGACAAGCCCCGCCCCGAGCGGGGCTTAGTTTTTCTGGAGACCGAAATGTCCACCATCAACAAGACGCTTGCCTTCGAGCAGGCAGAAATCAAGTTCGCCGCCGGCGGCAAGCAGGGCGTGTTCGAGGGTTATGCCAGCGTCTTCGGCGTCACCGATTCAGACGGCGACATTATCCTGTCCGGGGCATTCAAGAAGGTTCTTGAAAGCCAAAGCCGTCAGGTCGGCATGTTCTTCAACCACAAGACGTGGGAAATCCCTGTCGGCAAATGGCAGGCCCTGGAAGAAGACAGCAAAGGGTTGTTGGTCCGTGGCGAGCTGACGCCAGGCCACTCCGGCGCGACCGACCTGAAGGCTGCGATGGAGCACGGCACTGTCGGCGGCATGTCGGTCGGCTTCTCTGTGACAAAAGACGATTTCAACATGATCGAGACCGGGCGGGCGTTTAAAAGCGTCACCGCGCTGCGCGAGATCAGCATCTGCACCTTCCCTGCAAACGAGCAGGCGACCGTCGAATCCATGAAAAGCCTGGAGTCGATCACCACCATTCGCGATGTAGAACACTGGCTGAGGGATTCGGCCGGCCTCTCGAAGTCGCAAGCCCTGGGTTTCATTGCCCGGTTTAAGTCCGCAGTTCGGAGCGATTCCGAAGGTGGCGAAATCACCGCGATCCTTGATCGCCTCAAGTCTTTCCCAACTGTAGGAAAATAAACCATGTCCGAATTGGCCCAAATCCAGAAGGCTATCGAAGACGCGCAGGCGAACATGACTCAACTGTTCGATGCGCAGAAGAAAGAAATTACCGAGACCGGCGCCGTCAGCAAGAAGCTGCAAACCGATCTGCAGGCCGTTCAGGAAGAGCTGACCAAGTCTGGCACCCGCCTGTTTGACCTGGAGCAAAAGCTTTCCGGTGGTAATCTGGACAATCCCAGCACCCAAAAATCCTTCGCCGAGCGCACCGCCGAAGACCTGAAGAAGTCCTGGGACGGAAAGTCTTCGGGCAAGGTCGATGTGAAGAGCTTCGATAAGGCCCTGGGCAGCGGCGCCGCCTCGGCTGGCGCGCTGATTGATCCACAACGCAATGCAGGTATCTTGATGCCAGGCCTTCGTCGCCTGACCATCCGCGACCTGCTGGCTCAAGGGCGTATCAGCTCTAACTCCCTGGAATACGTGCGCGAGAACGTATTCACCAACAGCGCGGCGCCGGTGGCTGAGGGAAACCTCAAGCCTGAATCGCAGCTGACCTTCACCAAAGAAACCGCGACCGTAAAAACCATTGCTCACTGGATTCAGGCTTCCCGCCAGGTGATGGACGACGCTCCGATGCTGGAGTCGTATGTGAACAACCGCCTTCTGTTCGGCTTGGCGTTGATCGAGGAGGGGCAGTTGCTCAATGGCGACGGCACCGGCGACAACCTGAACGGCCTCAATAAGGTCGCAACGGCGTACGACGCCGCTCTCACCGTTGCCGGCGACACGCGCGCTGACTTGATCGCTCACGCGATCTTTCAGACCAGCGAATCTGAGTTCGAGGCCTCCGGCATCATCCTGAACCCGCGTGACTGGCACGCCATTGCCTTGCTCAAGGATGCTGACGGTCGCTACATCTTCGGTGGCCCAGCGGCCTTTGCAGCCAAAGTGATGTGGGGCCTGCCTGTTGTAGCCACCAAAGCACAAGCCCTGGGCACCTTCACCGTGGGCGGCTTCGATCTGGCTTCACAGGTCTGGGATCGCATGGATGCCACTGTCGAGGTCAGTCGCGAAGATCGCGACAACTTCGTGAAAAACATGGTGACCATCCTGTGTGAAGAGCGCCTGGCGCTGGCTCACTATCGCCCAACCGCAGTCATCAAAGGCGCTTTCGCTGCCTGATTGCTACCGAGGCAGGGGTTGGCAACGGCCCCTGTTTGGCCAATGAAGAAGATTCGAGCGTTACGCCAGTTTTCCCACTACCACGCAGGTAACTTTGACCAGTTCGAAGAGCGTGAAGTAGCAGATGATATCGCTGAAGCCTTGATCGGTATGGAGTTAGCCGAAGAGGTAGAGGCGGTTCCGGAGCTGAAGAAAACCACGAAAAAAGAGACGAAGTGATGATCGATCTGCCGCTGATCAAATCACACCTGCGGGTAGATGGTGATGACGACGACACGTTGATCGGCGCCTACCTCGACGCCGCGGTGGAATACGTTCAGCAGCACTGTGATCGTCGGATCGCTGAAACCCCCGAGGGGCCCGAGCAAATGGCGCTCACCAATGACGTTAAACAGGCGATTTTGCTGTTGATCGGTCACTGGTACGCCAACCGCGAAGATGTCGTAGTCGGTGTCTTGGCGGCTCAGGTTCCAGTTGGCGCGCATGCGCTGCTATGGACAAGGAAGCGTTTCTGATGCGAGCCGGACCTCTGCGTCACCGCTGTTCGCTGCAGAAGAACCAGCGCGCCCCGGATGGCATGGGCGGCGGCGTGATGGCCTGGGTCGAGCTGCGCAAGGTTTGGACTGAAATCACCATGCCTACCGGTCGTACGCAGGTTGTGGCTCAGCAGCTCACTGCTGATGTGACTGCCGAGATCCGGTGCCGACCCGCTGATGATCTGGTGGCGGGCCTGCGCCTGGTGCACAAGGGCATCACGTACAAGATCGAGGCCGCGCTGCTCGATAACGCGAACAGCATGCTACGACTGCTGTGCTCAAACGTGACCAACCCCTGAGGTGCTGAC